AACATCGTAAACGTGATGCAAAAAATTTTTTAAAAAATTTTAAATGAATTTGAATAATATAGATATAAGTAAACTACCCTCTGACGTCAGAAAAACATTTAAACAATTACAAGTTCTGCACGCTGAAAAAAAAATACAGAACAAAGCCAAAAATGATTTTCTATCTTTTGTCAAATGTGTATGGCCAGATTTCGTAGAGGGGTCCCACCACAGACACATCGCAGATAAATTTAATAAATTAGCAACCGGTGAGATAAACCGCCTGATAATAAATATGCCACCGAGACATACCAAATCAGAGTTTGCATCCTATCTTCTACCAGCATGGATGGTGGGCCGTGAGCCGAAACTCAAGATCATTCAGGCAACGCACACGGGTGAGCTCGCGATAAGATTCGGACGTAAGGCAAAGAACCTTATCGACTCGGAGGACTACGGCAAGATATTCAAGACGAGACTGCAGGAGGACAGTAAGGCAGCAGGACGTTGGGAGACGGCACAGGGCGGAGAATATTTCGCAGCCGGTGTCGGTGGTGCGATCACGGGACGTGGTGCGGATCTACTTATAATCGACGACCCACACTCGGAGCAGGATGCGATGTCAAAGACGGCACTCGAGTCCGCCTACGAGTGGTACACGTCAGGTCCACGTCAGCGTCTGCAACCAGGCGGCAAGATAGTCATGGTCATGACGAGATGGAGCACGAAAGATCTCACAGGTATGCTGATAAAGAATCAATCCGAGGCGAAAGCTGATCAATGGCACGTGGTCGAGTTTCCAGCGATCATGGACCACGGCTCACGGCCCAAGCCCGTGTGGCCGGAGTATTGGAAGTTAGACGAATTAGAAAAGGTGCAGGCGACACTGCCGGTATCGAAATGGAATGCGCAATGGATGCAGAACCCGACGGCAGAGGAGGGAGCGATACTGAAGCGTGAGTGGTGGATGAAGTATACCAGAGAGGATATACCAGAACTACATCACGTGATACAGAGTTATGACACAGCATTTTTAAAAAAGGAGACGGCCGATTATTCTGCCATCACCACATGGGGTATATTCTATCCCGACGAGGATAGTGGTGCTAATCTGATACTACTCGATGCTATCAAAGGTAGGTACGAGTTTCCAGAACTGAGACGTCTGGCATTAGAGCAGTACACATATTGGAAACCAGAATCTGTGATTGTCGAGGCGAAAGCATCGGGATTGCCTCTCACATACGAGCTTAGAAAGATGGATATACCTGTAGTGAACTTCACACCGTCAAAGGGAAACGACAAGCACGCACGTGTAAATGCTGTTGCACCTCTGTTTGAATCTGGTATGATATGGGCACCTGAGCAAAAATTTGCTGAGGAGGTCATAGAGGAGTGTGCATCATTTCCTTTTGGCGATCATGATGACCTTGTGGATTCCACGACACAGGCGATCATGCGATTCAGGCAGGGCGGTCTGATCGGTCACCCTGAGGATTATGTGGATGAAAAGGCAGAACCTAAGAACAGGATTTATTACTAATGATAAATAAGATTATCAGAAACTATTTAGCTAAACAAGCTGCCGGTCGTGCTGACGACGGCATCATGATCACATTACGAGATCCACAGAAAATAGAAATGCTAGAAAATATCATGGCGGATCTATTGATGCGTAATGGCATTGACCCTAAATCCATCACCAGTGAGAAACAATTAATAATGTTTATTAATCGAATTGAGGCATTAGAAAAAAAGAATCTAGCAGATAATATAAGTAGCGGAATCAAAAACACGGAATCAGCAAAGATATTTGATCTTAAAGGCAGAGAGATACCAAAAGGATCTAAGATCATGGGTGGTGAGGCGGTCGATGATATGCCACCACCAGGAAGCAGGGGTGGTTCCGATGATATCGCGGCACCGGTACAGTCTGCAGAGGAATCACTACGAGATATGATTGTTGCAGAGAACAAAAAGAATATCGCTGCAATGAAAAAAAGAAAAATGTTAGACGAGGCAATTGACAACGTGTCTCCATCACTTACTGGTGACAGAAAATATGATGCAGATGTAGTTGCAGCAGATCTAGCAGAGCGTATGGGATTGGTTTACGATGACATGCCAGTAAAAGAGAGATTAAAATTATATGATGAAGCATACACAGGTTTGACTAAAAAGAAATTTGATCCACCAGAAGAGAAAGCAGACGGTGGACGTATTGGTTTTTCAGGCGGTAACATCGCTAAACTTTTAGCAGGTAAAACAATTAATAGTTCATCACGTAGGTTTTTAGAAAAAGTTTTTGGTAAACAAGGCTTTGAGAATATAGTTAGAACCGATCCTGACATGTACAAGGGAATGTTAGAAGTTGTAGAGATGTTTAGAAAAAAAGACAAAGAAGGTTTAAAAATGTATCTACAGAAATTCTTACCGCACATGGATGATGAAATGATAGAGGATTTTATTGTTGGTAGCGGTGGCACCGAAGGTATTAAAGGACAGTTGATCAGACTCGGTAGCGGTCGAGACTATGCGGGTAAAATCGAGATGATGAAAAAAGCCGAGAACATGAGAAAACTTGATGACCTAGAGGTCACAGAAGGCATGATCCGTAAACCAAATGCAGATGGTGGTATCATGCGTCTTGGTTTCAAAGACGGTATGAACAGAAGAACGTTCTTAAAAATTTTAGGTGGTGCAATGTCCATACCAATCATCGGTAAAATTTTTAAACCATTGAAGGTCGGTAAAAAAGTAACTCAGGTGCCAATCATCAAAACTGGTGACGTGCCTGGTAAACCAGAATGGTTTGATCAGTTGGTCAACAAGGTCATACTCGAGGGAGATGATGTCACTAAAAGATTTGCAACCCAAGAACGACAGGTTATTCACATGAAAAAAATCGATGATGAGACAAGTGTAATGGTAACACAGGATCTAAACGACGGATCTATCATGGTTGATATAGATGATCCTGTAAGAAATGTTATGGGAGAGCAAGGGGATGCATCAGTAATGATGAGACTTAAAAAAAATCCAGGGGATGAATCTAATCCAGCTGGAGCTGACGAGTTTGACTTTACAGAGACTGACATGAGAAACTACATGGAGGGTCCCGATGATTACACTACAGAGTTTACAGAGAACACCGTTAATAAGATGAAAGATCTTACATCTGATCTAGGTAAAATTGAGAGTTACGCCACAGGTAAAAAACAAACAATAAGACAATTTATAGAATCTAAAAAAAGACAAGATAAAGTTAAATTTGCAGAAGATAAACCAGCAGAGTATGCAGCAGAACGTGGTCCTGAAGTTGACTATGATCCAGAACCAGACTTTGCAAGAGGCGGTATTGCAAGAATGTTAGGTGAGTAATGGAAGACCTAGACAAAAAAATCATAGAGTTGATGGACCTCTTTGACGGAGAGGTCACGACAGCAGACAAGATAGACAGACCACAAAGAGCTTTAGATAGAGAAGCGATCGATGATTTCATGAAACGTAATCCAATGGCCGGTGGTGGTCGAACTGGTTTTGCCAAGGGATCTCCTAAAGAAATGGTAGATGAATTAAATAGAATTAAATTAAAAACAAAACCTTTAAACAAATCAGAAAAATTAAAACTATACAAGTCTTACGATGATTTATTTAGACAAGAGTATAAAAGATTAATGACATTAGGTGATCCTTTTTCAAAAACAGATTTAAATAGAGCTGTAATAAACAGAATTGCAAATGAAAATTCTACAATTAATTTAAGAGAAGGTATTGGTTTAGATAAAATACCTGGAGGTGGTAATGAAGAGAGTAAAACTTTATTTGAAAGATATGATAAAACCTCTGCACGAGGGCCTTTGTTTAATAAAAAAGAATTAAAAAATTTTACACAAGGTAACGCTGTAAATGCGAGGGTAAATACAAAAACACAAGAAGCTGTATTTAAATTAATATTAAACGGAAATAATAATAAAACACAATTAGCTAAAGATCTTGGCATATCTGAGGGTAGATTAAGTTATAATATTGAAAAATTAATGCGTAACCTTGCAAAAGGAAGTGGTGATCAATATACTTTTTTAAAAGATTACAAAGAAAAAGATTTAGAAAAAGTTAGAAATAATATTTATGAATCTCCAACATTAGAAAAAGCATATCAAAGAACAATTATACAAAGTGTTTTACAATCTACAAAACTAGGTTCACCTGAAAGAAAACAAGCATTAAATAAATTAAAAGAATTTAATAAATTTAAGGAAGTTATGTTAGAAAATAATATAGATCCAAAAATATTAGCATTAGACCATGCTGCTTCTTATCGAGCAATTAAAAATGGTAATATAAAAACATTTTTATCTGTTACTCCTGTAATTAAAGATATTAATACTTTAAAATCTAGCTTTGATAAAAGATCACAATTAAATTTAAGAAGAATGAGAGATTACCTTCTTGCAGGAGATACTAAAAACTACAAATATTTTTTAAAAAATCAAACTGAATTAGAAAATTTATGGAAAACTATGACAGGTGGTCAGTCTAGTTTAGGTAAAATTAGAGTTACAGCAACTGGACCACAAAAAGGAAAAATTAAAATATTTGATTATGGAGCGACAAGTTTGTTAGATAAAAATAAAAATTTAATAAACGAACTTGCAGATAATTTAAGTATTAGACAAAACATTGTTAATGCTTCCTCTGTTAAAAACTTAGATGAAGCGAGAAGAATTATGTTGGAAGGAAGTGAACTAACAGAAAAGAAAATGTTAGGAACTTTAAAAACAACAGACAGAGCTGCTAAAACACAAATTGATCAGTCTTTTAAAAATTTAAATAAACCAGAAATGTTTAAAACAGAAAAAAAAATAAAAAATCTTATTTTAAACTATGCAGCAACAGTAACTGATCAATGTGCTGTAAACTTACCATCTAAAAAAGATGGTGGTCGTATAGGCTTTAAACTAGGAAGTGATGACTGTTTTAAAATAGGTAAGGAAGCTTTGGATAATGGTTTAACAAAAGGATTTAAAAACAAACAACAAGTTAATCTTGCAGAAACTATTTTAAAAGCAGGTGGAGGACTCAAGAGTGCGTTTGCATTAAGAAATATATTTGGCCCTGCAGCGATAGCAGCAACCGTTGCTTTTGAGGGTGGTTTGATTGGTTATGATATGTTGACATCTGGTAAGACTTTAAAAGAAGCATTTGGTGACAATCTACTTAATTATGCTCTAGGTAAAGATTATCAAATAGATCCACAAGAAGAATTGTTTAAAAGATTTAAAGGTCTTGGTTATGATAACCAACAGATAGGTAGCATTAAAAGATCTTTAGATGCGATGAACACGATCAACACTGGAGCACAGTTAGCAATGGACGTTGGACAACAACAAGAAGCTTTAGAAAAATCAAGAGGACAGACAGAGGAATTCATGATTCCTGACGATCAGATGATGGCTGACACTGCAGGACAGAGAGCAGAACAAAAACTTAAAGATACAAAAAATCAATTAGCTGAATTTAATAGAGATCTTGTAAGATCAGGACAAGCAAATGCGTTGAGCAATTATATTAGCTCTGGTGACTATGCAAAAGGATTTGATTTATTTGAGCAAGCACAAAAAGAGGCAGACATACAAAAATTAGAATCTGCAGGACCTAAATTTATGGGTTCAGTATTTCCTCAATTTGAAGAAGGAAGACAATTAGATTTAAATACTTTACGTTCGATAGAAAATCCATATCCAAGATTATTAAGAGATTCAGGACTTTTAGGTTTAGCAGAAGGAGGACGTGCAGGTTTTATGGCAGGAACTATACCAGGTGGTTATGGCAAACAGGCTAACAGATATTTAAAAGAGATAGAATCAGATATGCATAAAGGTTATCAGTATTACAAAAAGCATGGTGGTAAGAAAAAGTTTAAAGATTACATGAGAGAATCTATGAGCAGATATTTTGCAGACGGTGGTATTGCAGGTTTATCTGGAGGAGTAAAGTCAGGTCCACCACCAGAGTCGGGACCGATGTCTGAAGGGTTGCCTTCTCTAATGAAACGTGGTATGAAAATATAGGAGTATTAAATGGCAGAAATAGATAAAGGACTCCCGAACACTAGAACCAAACTAGAGGTGCCCTCAGATGAGGAACTTGCCGAGGTTAATGTTCAGGAAGAAGAAACAGAAAAAGGACCCGTAGAGGTCATTCCAGAAGAGGACGGTGGCGCAACAATCGACTTTGAACCGGGGACTATAAACATACCTGGCACGGAGAATCATTTTGATAATCTAGCAGATATATTACCAGACGATGTTTTAGATCCGGTCGGCAACGACATGGTTCAGAATTACATGGATTATAAATCGTCAAGAAAGGATTGGGAACAATCCTACAAACAGGGTCTTGATCTTTTAGGATTTAAATACGAGAATAGAACAGAACCATTTCAGGGAGCATCAGGTGCAACACACCCGGTGTTGGCTGAGGCGGTCACACAGTTTCAGGCACAGGCATACAAAGAATTATTACCAGCGGACGGACCGGTCAGAACACAGGTCATAGGTATACAGAATCCCGCAACAGAGCAGCAGGCAACACGTGTAAAAGATTTCATGAACTATCTGATAATGGATCAGATGAAAGAGTACGAGGAGGAGTTTGACTCGATGCTATTTCATCTGCCACTCGCAGGTTCGACATTTAAAAAAGTTTATTATGATGTGCCACTTGCAAGAGTGGTATCTAAGTTTGTGCCAGCAGATGAGTTGGTTGTACCATACACTGCAACAAGTATCGACGATGCGGAATCAGTCATACACGTTGTCAAGATGTCAGAGAACGAATTAAGAAAACAACAGGTCAATGGTTTTTACAGAGATATAGAATTATCACCACCATCAACAGTAGAACAGAACGAGGTGGAAAAAAAAGAAAGAGAATTAGATGGCACGAAAAAAGTTGG